TAATATGATCAACTTCAAATTCTGCAGTCCCTCTTTTCTCGTTCATAAAATCAAATGGAAAATCACAAGCAAAATCCAAGCCGGTATCTGCAGTTATTTCTTTTTGCGGGAAAAATCTTTTTTCCAAGACCGTGATCCAAGACAATTCCGGAGCAAGGAATGTAAGCTCTACCTCCGTATACACATATCCTTTCCATCCCGTTTTCTTGGTCTTATAGATCTGACATGGTAAGAATGTATCATTCACATACAAACGCCCGTAATTACCTGTCTCAGCATCCACAGAGATGATTCTGTATAATGTTTCCATATTCTGTATGAACTCTTCTCTCTTTCCAAATACGTCCAAGGTAATTACCTTTTCATAACCATCCTCTGTCTCTTCCCATGTACTGTCAAACCAGTCCGCATCTATTGTACGAAAAGGTGCCCTGGTCAACCAGAGCACCTCTCCCTTACTGTTCTTATAATATGCCTTTATCATAATGCCGGCACCGCTCCTTTCGGTAATGGCTCATCAATTCTCTTTGTTCCCAGATAGATTGGACGCTTCGCCATTTTTTCTGCAGCTCTCATCTGGATTTTTTCTAACCGGTCATAATCGATATCTTCTCCTCCATCGAATCCCGGATAATTCTTTACTCTTCCAACTGTCTTGTCTGCAGTTCTCGCCGATAATGCAAGATCTACGGATTTCTGTAATCCAGATACTGCTCTCTGTACTCCTACATTCATGGACTTGATCGGAATGTTCTTCTCAAATCCAATTCCCATACCAAGAGCCATCATCTTACCTACCTGATCACGGAATACTCTGGATGGCGAATGGATTCCAAGAGCACTCTTTGCCGCATCTAATGCTTTATTTGCTGCACTTTTCGCCGCTTCTACGATTGCACCGGCTGCACCGGTTAATCCACTGGCAATGCCCTTTATAATATTCATTCCAACACTGCCCCAGTTCACACTGGTAAATGCATTCTTAATCTGGCTTACCATGCTTGGAATCTTTCCGATCAATGCCGGTATTCCCTGCACTAGTCCAACAGCGAGTTTACTTATGATCTGCACTCCTGCGGTCAGAATCTTTGGAAGATTCGTTATAATGGTTGACGCAAGCTTTCCGATAATTACCGGTGCCTTCGCTGCCACCAACGGGATTGAATTTGCAATTCCACTTGCAAGACCATTCATTAAATTAAGTCCAGAAGTAATTAATTGTGGAAGATTGCTTATCAATGATGTGACCAATGTCAGTATCATCTGTACTGCACAAGGAATTAACTTCGGTAATTGCGCCCCTAAGCTTCCCGCTAATGTAGATATGATACTCACTCCGGCACTGACTAATGCCGGCAGATTCACCGTAATTGCATTTAGGATTCCCATGATCAGCGTTGCACCCTGAGCAACCAATCCAGGTAATGCTGCAGTAATTCCATTTGCGAAATTCGTGATTACTTCCGGTCCTTTTGTCTGCACAAGCAATAACAGCTGATCAATCTGTGTACCGAATTGACTGTAGATCAATCCCATACCGGCAACAATGATTGCTGCTCCTGCGCCGATGTTAATCAGCTTAAAGAATGTCGGTGCAAATGTAGCTGCTTTAGCCAGGATTGGTTTGAAAGCATTTCCGATAATACTGCCGTATCTAGAAATTTTCGTTCCGACATTGCCAAGTCCCTGCATCACTGCAGAACCGATGTTCTTAAACGGCGCTGTAAATTTTCCAATCGCTCCGGATAATGACGAAGATACACTCTTCACCGTTCCAGGTATTTTCCCTATCTTTCCGACAGTCCCATCAATAATTCCATTGAATCCGCCAACTGCAGTTTTTACAGTGCCAATCCCTTTTCCAAATATGGACAGCGCCGGAGCCGATCCGGCAATTACCACTGCCATTTTCCCAAGATTCAACAGTTGATCACTGTTCATTCCCTTTAGCTCATTTGCTAATTTGGAAATACTATCAGTAAAACCTTTTACTTGTGGAACAGCGCCGCCGATTTTCCCGGCAAGTGCGCTGACAACATCCATCCCCGTTTTTCCTAATCTTGGGATGATCTGTCCTAAATTTGTAAAAATATTCTGCGCTGCAGTCCAGAATGTATCTACAAGGTCATTTGCACTTATAACTCCAGCTTCAAAGTTTTCCCAAGCTGCTTTGGCAGAATTCACAGAACCTTCAATTGTAGTCGCTGCCTCTTTCGAAGTAGTCCCAGTAATTCCCATCTGCTTTTGGACAACACTAATAGCATTTACAATATTTCCGAAGGACAAGCTGCTTGCATCGACTGTAACACCAAGTTCTTTCTGGACATCAGTCATCTTTGACGCATCAGAAATGAGACGTTTCATCTCTTCCTGAGTACCGCCATACCCAAGCTTTAAGTTATCAAGCATGGTGTAATTCTGTTTCGCAAAACCCTGATAAGCATTCTGGATGTCACGCATATTCGTGCCCATCTTATTTGCGTTATCAGACATATCTACAATAGCACGATCTGCGTAAGATGCCGCTTTCGCAGTATCTCCTCCTAGGCTCTGCAACAATGATGCTGAAAAGCTTGTCACTGTTTCCATGTAATTGTTTGCGGACATTCCCGCAGTCTTGTATGCTTTATTTGCGTTTGCTATGACCGTATTCGCACTGTCCTTGAATAGAGTCTCTACACCACCTACCTGTTGCTCCATGTTGGCAACTACGCCGAGCGACGATTTTATAATTGCCGCAGCTCCTGTTCCGACTGCTGCAATCGTCCCGGTCATTGCTTTGCTTACAATAGATAATCCGGATTTTCCAAGCTTTCCAAGCTTGCTTATACCGTCATTAAATCCTTTTTCATTTATCTTGGTATCAAAATTTAAATAGCCGTCTGCCAATACTATCATCCTTTCTGATAGCACGGCTCAACGGCTCACATGTGCTTTATATCTTTATTTTTATTTCTCTCTTACACTCCCGACAGTTAATATACACACCATCACATTTGGCGGTATCATCATATATCAATAATTTCTTGCCGCAATAAGGACACCGGAACCATTTTCTTTCTGTCGGGATCTTAATCATATGTCTCATCATGCGAACATATCTCCAATCTCATAATCTGTCATTTTTCTCCGGTTCTTCTTTTTCAATGCAACTATATCCTGTATTTTTTTAATTCGCTTACGCTCGTCCTTATCTTTAATTGTCCGAAGATCTATGCTCCGGTACATGATTCTCTGCTTGATCTCCGTCTTTTCCGGAAGACCTGCAAATAATGTCTGAAACTCCCACCAGTGCATATAAGGAATCGTCTGCAGATTAATTCCATACACCTCTCGAAATGCACTGTAAATACACTCTGCATCTTGTTCAAAAGAATACAATTGCTTCGGTGCAGATCTGGTAATACTCTCATCTTCTTCTGCGTTTTCTGTTTTCATTGCGAGAAAATCACCCAATGCATAAACTGCTGTTTCCAAATCGTCCGGAATTCCATCTATATACCACTGCAATAATAGCCGGCACTTAATCTGCCACGGGACGTCCTCGTCTTCCACCAGTTTAGCAAATCGTATCCATTCACGAAAATCTGTTTCAACTAAGAATCTTTCTCCATTTACTCTGACTGTTTTCGGAAATTCTTCGAATAAAATATTCATAACATTTTACCCTTTGTAATGCTGCTTCTTTTTCTTTCCCTGCTGTTTGTTATAATAACGTCTCTGCTGTCTGTTTCCATGCTGCTGCACATTGTACTGATCATACTTTTCAAAGAAATTTTCAACCTGTTTATTCTCGCATTCTGAAAGTTTCTCTCCTGCTTCTATACATAATTTATAACTTGTTCTCCCTTGGAACATAGCTTCATGCGTTCCTTCCCCGAAAAGATAATCGAAAAAGTTAAAATAGCACTGACACTGAGCTCTAAACAATTCTGCTGTTTTCCCTGTCTTTGGAACTTTAGCTGCATCTTCCGACAGCTTCTCTTGTGCATATTCCAAGTCCGTCAAAAAATCAGCATCTGTAAAATCCACTTCCGCTTCAAAATCTCCAAATTTAAAAAGGCTCATCGGCTCACTCTCCTATCTTTACTCTGCTGTAAATGTACATGTCTGCCAGCTATCTGTTGTTGTGGCAGTTCCTTTAATGATTTCCCCGGCTGCTTTCAAGCTTCCCTTGTAGATCAGTGCATCCGTTCCATCGCCTTCCGTATCCGGGATCACGCTCCAGTCACGTTTTCTTGCAGTACAAGTCGTACTTCCTCCTGTTTTCTCATCGAACAGATCTACAACCACCACTGTTACCTGTGCGTCTGATCCAAGAAGTTCATCGTCCGTGATCATTGCAAGTTTTTTCTGTACTGCATCGTTCGTGTATAAGTCAAACTCATAGTCCATAGATGGTGCATATCCTACCACATCAGATCTTTCACTTGCTTCATCTACGTACTGCCTACTGTATTCTGTGGAATTTTTCCCATCAGACAGCGATGTGAATCCTGTCATTCTGGTAAATGTCTTACCGTCACCTGTAACATCCATAAACGCAACACGCTTATGTCTGCCTACTAATTTCTTTTTGCTTGTATCTCCTTCCATGATACAACCTCCTATCTGTATATTACTCTGCAAATCATCTGATACCGCCCCAGGTCAACCTCTGCACTAAACAAATAGCCGGACTGCAGCACGTCTACTCTGGTAGCATCGTGCCCGTCCAGCTCTGGGAGAATATCATTCATGTTGTTACTTTCGACCCACTCTTCAAAAGCCTGATAAAAACCACTGTTAGCAATACCAGTTCTGGCATCACCGTCATACGCTTCCTTGCTTGTGAATGCGAATTGAAACTGTTTCAAGCAGGTCCCATCTGTGTATCTCTTGTAGACAGGATCCGCTCCGATCGGATCAATGGAATACTCCATTCCATTACCTAAATAATCAATATTTATCTTTCGATCATCAATATCCGGATTCAGCATAACATAATCACGGATACTCTGAATAATCGGTTTTTTACTCTCTTGCAATCCTCTCTGCTCCTTTCAGGATTGGTTCTTTATGGCTTGCTTTCATAGTTTCAAACCATCTTGGCTTACTTTTATTTTCATAATACTGCCGGCGGGCATAAGGCGCTAAATATTCGATACTTCCGGATCCG